CACTCATTAGAATCTTACGATCAAAATCGTCTATTGGTATACGACTATGATCCTTCATTACTGGCTATTTATTACGAAACGCTACACAAGTACGACGCAGTTTTATTCAAGTGTCATCCTACGACCAATCGCGATGCCCTTATCGCCATAGTCCAAGATCTTAACGACGATAGACCTGACGCCCAATGGTTTTGGTCACATCCCGACGACGAACATTACTCGACCCCTGTCCCTAGTATTATTATGCAAAACAAAGAAACTTTACTAAAAGCACGTAAAGAGTATAAAATGAAACTACAGGAGATAAACCATGGCTGAAAGTTTTTTAGAAAAGTACGAATCTCAAAAAGATTCTGACGCACTACAACGTCTTAATAAAGTATTAGCTAAAGATAATCTTTTACAATCTATGGAACCTGGACTAATAAGTGAAATGGCAAACATGGCAATGGGTCCTGGAAAATTCACAGGTCCAGCTAAAGGGTTACTAAAACTTTTTCCTAAAGGTCTAGACACCGAAGAAGCATTCCCTGCTCTTCAAAAAATTGTTACTGCTTTAAAAGGTATGGGTCAAGGAGAAAAAACAGCAGCCTATAAAGTATTAAAACCTAAAATCATGAAAGATAAAACTAGGCTAGATGATATCTATAATAACGACATCATGAACAATCCCAACGCGAGTGGTCGGTTAGGTACTCTTATAAGTAAAAACCAAGAAGCATATTCAAAATTAGACAGTTACTTAGACAATTTAATTACCCCAAAAGGTTTGATGGGAGGGGGAGTAGCAAGTTTAATGCCGTTACGTCATGGACTCTAATTTAAAAGAGTTGCCTGAGTCGGTACTAAAAGAACATCTAGAACTAGCCGAAAGGTTAGAACAAATAGAAAAAGTTGAACGCTGTCAAAGTGGGTTTATGGAATTTGTTATAGACCAATGGCCATCGTTTATTGGCGGAGCTCACCATAAAAAAATGGCAGACGCCTTTGACCGTATAGCCACAGGTAAAATAAAACGCCTCATTATCAATATGCCTCCGCGTCACACTAAAAGTGAGTTCGCTAGTCATTACTTCCCCGCATATTTAGTAGGTCGTAACCCAGCTTTAAAAATACTACAAGCAACCCACACCGCAGACTTAGCCGTTAAGTTTGGTCGTAAGATTAGGGACTTAATGCTTACTGAAGACTATGAAAAGATATTCCCTGACGTATTAATTAACCCAGACTCAAAAGCAGCAGGTAAGTGGGAAACTCAAATGAAAAGCAACCCTAAACTAAAGGGTGAGTATTATGCTGCTGGTGTTGGTGGTGCATTAGCAGGTAGGGGTGCGGACTTATTTATAATTGACGACCCACATAGTGAACAAGACGCAATGAACCCAAAGTCCATGGAAGATACTTACGACTGGTACACCTCAGGTCCACGTCAGAGGCTACAGCCAGGAGGGGCTATTGTTATAGTTATGACGCGTTGGAACATTAACGATCTAACAGGTAAACTATTAAAAGATGCAGCACGTGACCCTAAAGCTGACCAATGGGAAGTCATAGAATTACCAGCGATACTCCCGAGTGGTAAACCACTATGGCCAGAGTACTGGAAGTTAGAAGAACTAGAAGGCGTAAAAGCTAGTTTACGTGGCGGTCCTAAATGGCACGCTCAGTACATGCAGAATCCAACTAGTGAAGAGGGTGCACTAATAAGACGTGAATGGTGGATGGAATGGGAAAAAGATAAGCCACCAACCTGTAATTATTTAATACAAAGTTACGACACAGCTTTCTTAAAAAGTTCTTCAGCTGATTATTCGGCTATCACAACATGGGGTGTATTTTACCCAGAAGGTACAATAGGAGAAAATATATACGACGGCACAACCGCACACATTATTTTACTAGACTGTATAAAAGGTAAATATTCGTTTCCTGAATTAAAAGGCGTAGCCCTAGAACAGTATCACGAATGGAGCCCCGACACAGTAATTATAGAAGCCAAAGCCACAGGCATACCCCTAACACAAGAACTACGTAATATAGGTATCCCTGTTCAAAACTTTACTCCTTCTAAAGGAAATGATAAGATTGCTAGAGTTAACGCTAGTACCCCTTTATTTGAATCAGGTATGGTTTGGGCACCTGACACTAAATGGGCTAACGAAGTTATAGAAGAGTGTGCTGTGTTCCCAGCTGGTGATCATGATGACCTAGTTGACTCAACCACTCAAGCTATGTTAAGATTTAGACAAGGTGGTTTTGTAAAACTACCAAGTGATTGGGAGGAAGACGACCTATACTACAAACGTAAAATAAGTTATTATTAATTATGGCTATAGAAAAAACACCTCTAAACATTGATCAAGACGGAAGTATAGACATAGAGATTATGGAGCAGTTAGCTGCCGAACCCATGATGGCACCTCAACCTACTGAAGTTATGTTACCAGAAGAAATGGATATTCAAGGTGAGATGATGTCATCTTTTGAACTTGATGGTCAAGGTAATGTATCACCTTTATTTGGTGAAGAAGGTTCAGCGATGACAGATCACCAAGCTAATCTCGCAGAAACTTTAGACTCTTCAGATTTATCAACACTAGCTAGTGAACTTTTAGACGCTTACGATTCAGATAAAGATTCACGTAAAGACTGGCTTGAAACTTTTACTAAAGGTTTAGATTTACTGGGAATAAAAACAACAGAAAGACAAGAACCATTCCCAGGAGCAACAGGCGTACATCATCCACTATTAGCAGAAGCAGCAACACAGTTTCAAGCTCAATCATACAAAGAGTTATTACCCCCAGGAGGTCCAGTAAAAACTAGGGCTATGGGCGCAGAAACTCCAGAAATAATGGCACAGAGTCAACGTGTCAAAGAATTTATGAACTATGAAATTACTGAGGTCATGAAAGAATATGACCCAGAAATGGATAGTTTATTGTTTTACCTACCTTTAGCTGGTAGTGCATTCAAGAAAGTTTATTACGATAACTTGCTAGGTAGAGCTACCAGCCGTTTAGTAAAAGCAGAAGACCTAGTAGTAGCCTATGAAACAACAGATTTAGAGACTAGCCCACGTTTTACCCACGCTATGACTCTAACAGGCAACGATTTAAAGAAACTACAGATGAATGGCACCTACCGTGAAACCGAAATAGGTGAAGCAGATGCCGATTTAGACTATAACGAAGCAAAAGAAAAGATTGATGAGCTTCAAGGTTTATCACCCTCAATGACAGACTACGACGAATACTCTGTTTTAGAGATGCATGTCAATTTAGAGTTGAGTGAAGAGGACGATTATGGGTTTGCTGTACCTTATGTAGTAACTATTTTAGAAGAAAAGAGTGAAATACTGTCAATTAGGCGTAATTGGAGCCAAGAAGACGAATTATTCAATAAAAAAGAGTATTTTGTACACTATAAGTTCCTTCCAGGACTAGGTTTTTACGGTTTTGGCTTAATTCACATGATTGGAGGGCTAACTAAGTCTGCAACATCAATTTTACGCCAATTAGTAGACGCAGGTACGTTAAGTAACCTACCAGCAGGCTTCAAAGCACGTGGAATGAGGGTTCAAGGTGAAGATGAACCACTTAGACCAGGAGAATTTAGAGATGTTGACGTTCCAGGCGGAGTAATTCGTGATGCATTGATGCCTTTACCCTATAAAGAGCCAAGTAACGTGTTAAGTCAACTTTTAGGCACAATTATTGACTCTGGAAGGCGTTTTGCTTCAATTGCCGACATGAATGTAGGCGATATTGGCTCTCAACAGCTACCAGTAGGGACAACAGTCGCTATGTTAGAACGTGGCACTAAAGTAATGAGTGCTATACATAAACGTATGCATTATGCTCAGAAAAAAGAATTTAGGCTCTTAGCAGGCATATTTAGTAAGAGTTTGCCTCCTGTTTACCCATATGATGTTCCAGGAGCCTCTAGAGAGGTAAAATCAACCGATTTTGACGATAGAGTCGATATTTTACCAGTTAGTGATCCAAATATTTTTAGTATGGCTCAAAGAGTGATGTTAGCTCAGCAAGAGCTAGAAATGGCTCGTGCAGCACCAGAACTACATGATTTACGTGAAGCTTACAAACGTATGTATGAAGCGTTAGAAGTTAAGAATATAGACGGTATTTTACCTCCTAAAGAAGAAGTACCAGCTCGTGACCCTATCACCGAGCAACAAGCAGCACTCACAGGTCAACCTATACAGGCGTATATTTTTCAAAATCACGATGCGTATATTACTAGTCATCAGAGTTTTTTACAAAACCCTATGGTTCAACAAAACAAAACTGCTTTAACAACTATTCAAGCTAACATACAAGAGCATCAAGCTATGAAGTATAAGCAACAAATAGAACAAGCTATGGGTCAACCTCTACCTGAAATGGGTCAGGGTCAAATGCCACCAGAAATTATGAATCAAATCGCAACTCAAGCAGCACAAGCCACACAACAAGTAACTGGTCAAATGCAAGCATTAGCAGAAGCTGAACAATTAAAAGCACAACAAGCACAAGTTCAACCTTTAGTACAATTAAAACAAGCTGAGATACAACAGAAAGCTCAAAGCGATC